GAAAAACAACTAGGATTCTTTTGGAGACCAGAAGAAGTAGATGTATCAAAAGACAAAAAAGACTTTGGAGAATTAACTGACCATGAACAACATATATTCACATCTAATCTCAAAAGGCAAATACTTTTGGACTCTGTACAAGGTAGGGCCCCGAACCTTGCTTTCTTACCTATATGTTCGTTACCCGAAGTTGAAAACTGGGTCGAAACCTGGTCGTTTTTTGAAACTATACATTCTCGTTCTTATACTCATATTATTAGGAACATTTATGCAAACCCATCGATAGTATTTGATTCAATGCTTGATGTAAAAGAAATTATGGATTGTGGCTCTGATATCGCAAGATACTATGATGATTTAATAACAGATAATAATTCAGCCACTAATAAAATGCAACATAAGACATCATTATATATGGCAATGCTTTCAGCGAATGCTCTAGAAGGAATACGTTTTTATGTTTCCTTCGCCTGCAGTTGGGCATTTGCTGAACTTAAAAAGATGGAAGGTAATGCTAAGATTATTAAGTTTATAGCAAGAGATGAAAATACTCATCTTGCAGCAACTACTGTTATGATTAAGAATCTATTAAAAGAAGATAAAGATTTCGAAAAGATAGCTAAAAAGAATGAAGAACAAGCTATTAAATTATTTGTAGATGTTATTGAACAAGAAAAAGCATGGGCAAGATACTTATTTAAAGATGGTTCAATGATTGGTTTAAACGAAACAATATTAGAAAATTACGTAGAATGGATAGGTTGTAAAAGAATGAGAGCAATAGGTTTACATTGTCCATACACAGTTCCTCAGATGAATCCACTACCTTGGACGGAAAAGTGGATATCTGGAGGAAACGTACAAGTCGCTCCACAAGAAACAGAAATAACTTCATATATAACTGGTGGAGTTAAACAAGACGTTGATGATTCAACATTAAAAGGATTAAGCTTATGAGAGAATTAGGAATGACATTATTAGGATGTTTGGCAATAGGATTATTTTTTGCAATGAAAGTATATCCAAATCTAGAATACTCTGGATATGGTGGAGGACATTCATGCACAGGAGAATGCTACGAAGAATATGTAAGAATAAATGGAACGAGTGTAGATATATTAAAAGCAAAACAAGCTCTTGCTGCAATGGATGAATTTAGTGCAATTAAACCTTTATGGTCAGGTTGCGCAGCATGCCACGGTCAACAAGGCGAAGGTATGGCAGTGTTTCCAAAACTTGCCGGTCAGTCAGCTGATTATATTACTGATAGATTAAATACGTATAAAAACAGAGGAGAAGTTGGACCTATGAGTTCGACAATGTGGGCTCAGGCTGGAATGTTATCAAGTGCAGATATGGAAATGCTAGGTAAATATATAGAAACGCTATGAGCAAAACAACTGAAGAAAAAGTACTACAAGCAGTTAACCTTGCACCAAGTGAAGACATTGTAGAAAGATTAACAGAAATACACCCAATGAGGCAGATATTTTGGGCATCAATAATTCAAGTCTCTGTATTTGGATTTATGCTCTTTGCATTTTGGGCAATAAATTTAGGATTAAAAACATGATAGAAATATATGGAAAAACGCAATGTCCTTATTGCGATATGGCAAAACAACTATGTCAACAGGAAAAATTAGATTATAGTTATAATCAATTGGATGTAGATTTCACAAGAGAACAACTCTTTGAACTCTTTCCAGGAGCAAGAACTTTTCCACAAATCAAAATTGATGGACAATCAATTGGTGGTTATGTAGAATTAAAAGAGCATGTTGCTGGCAGAAGAACTCTGCTTACTGAAGGATGATTTTAGAATGTGAATATTGCTATTCACGAATAGTGATTAAACCAGATGAGCCTATTAAAATAAATTTTTGTCCACATTGTGGCGAACCCACAGATGATTCAGAAGAATTAGACTTTAATGAATAATTGGATATATCAAGGACTAAAATTTACTCCTGATGAACCTTTTACATTTGAAAGATATGGAAAGGATTGGTATGGATTTGTATATTGTATAACTAATCGAGCTACAAACAAAAAATATATAGGCAAAAAATTCTTTTGGAAGCCTAAAACATTACCTATAACTAAGAAAAGAAAAAGACGTCAAAGACTTAAAGTCGAATCTGATTGGCGTACATACTATGGTTCTAATAAACACTTACAAGAAGATGTACTTAAAATGGGAGAAGATTTTTTTTATAGAGAAATAATCTACCTGTGTAAAACTAAAGGTGAGTGCGCGTATTATGAAGCAAAAGAACAATTTGACAAAGAAGTTTTATTAAGTGAAGATTACTATAATGGTATAATCAATTGCAGAATTGGTGGGAATGCAGTAAAAAACTTAAAATAATCCTTTACATTTGCTCAAAAGTATGGTATAATATAGGTATATGACTAAAAAGTATAAAGATAATGTTATTCAATTTCCAACGAAAGAAGAATTAACGCAAAAAGAAGAATCAGAAATCCTAGACGAATTAAGTAATGAATGTGTAGAATCATCTCATATACTTATGGAAGTGATGGAAGAGTTTATCAATACTGGTCAAGTAAGTGAAGGGTTAATGGATTTAAATTTCAGAGATGAAACAGTCCAAGAATCTAGAGATATGTTTGTTATAGTAAATTTATTAAATGCAATGTTTAATCGTTATTATGGTATACCTCATGGTCTACATCAAACACTTGATAATGCTTATATAAAAGTAAAAGAAATGATTCTTATTAATGAAGAAGCAAATCATGATTTAGCTGATTTTGTATTCACGCCAGAAGGTAGTGACCAAGAAATTCTCTTTACTCCTGATTTTGATTTAGACCCGCCGGAAGAGGACCCAGATGATACTAATTGATTATTCACAAATCGCGCTATCTAATATAATAGTGCAAAAACTTAATGATGAAAGCATGATAAGGCATATGATACTTAACAGTATTAGAATGTATAACAAAAGATATAGAGAAGAATATGGACAACTTGTTATATGTGCTGATGGCATGAATACATGGAGAAAAGAATTCTTTCCAGAATATAAAGCATCTCGTAAAAAGAACAGAGATAGTTCAGGTCAAGATTGGTCAGAAATCTTTAGGATTCTACATACTGTAAGAGACGAAATAAACGAATATATGCCATACAAAGTTGTACATTTAGAAGGTGTAGAAGCTGATGATGTTATTGGTACACTTACAATGCAAACACAAGAGTTTGGTCAAGCAGAACCTGTTATGATTATATCATCTGATAAAGACTTTATACAGCTACAAAAATATAATAACGTAAAACAATTCAGTCCTATACAAAAGAAATTTGTTAAAGATAAAAATCCAAGAACTTATTTATTTAATCATGTTATGAGAGGAGATAGTGGTGATGGTATACCAAACGTTCTCTCAGCTGACGATACATTTATATCAGAAAAAAGCCAAACTCCTTTAAGACAAACAAAGATAGATAATTGGTTAGAAAATGCTGATAATCTAAGAGAACACATGGATGATGAGATATATCGTAACTATCAACGTAATAAAAAACTTATTGATTTAACTGATATACCAGAAAACATACAAGAAAGTATTATAAATACTTTTAACGGGCAAACAAAAACGCCTAACATGAAAGTGTTAAACTATTTAATTAAAAAAAGATGCAATCATTTGATTGAAGTCGTCGAGGAATTTTACAATGGCTAGAAAATTAGTATCCGAAGTCCTAGCAGAAGCAGGCAAAATCGTAATTCGTGAAGAGCGTATAAAGTTCTTACGATTGAATAAATCACCAGGTCTTACAGACATATTGAGAATTCAGTATGATGATAGTATAGTATCAGTGTTACCATTAGGAGCTCCGTCTTATAAACAAGATGACGCACCTAAAGGTTATGAGTATACAATATTAAATAAAGCATATACACAATTCAAGTATTTCTTTAAAGGACCAGTATCTAGTGGAATGAAACCTCTTAAGAGAGAAGGTTTGTTTTTAAATCTATTAGAGTCACTTAATCCAGAAGAAGCTGAATTACTTATTGCAGCTAAGGATAAAAAAATGAAATCGAAAGGTATAACTAAAAGATTAGTAAATGATACCTTCCCTGGATTATTAGTAAAATAATCCTTTACATTTATGCCAAACTATGGTATAATATATATTATGATACAAATACTACGCGAAATAACAGACTGGGGTGACCAGCAAATATCAAACGGCGACTACTATGTCAATAGCCACGGCTATCTTATAGGTTATATGCCTCAAGGTAAAGCTTACAAAGAGTTTAAAACTCCTATAAAACAGTTTTCAAAGTCAAGACGTAAGTTTAAACTAATTGGAGAATGGCCTGAAGAATTACCAGATGGAGCAATTACAGTCAAAGGTAGTAACGGCAATACGTATACTATTGTTGACAACAAATGTTCATGTCCTGGCTTTAAATTCAGAGGTTCTTGTAAACATCTAGCACAGGTAGCAGCATGAATATATTCATACTAGATAATGACCCAGTAATTGCAGCGCAAGAGCAATGCGACAAACATGTTGTTAAAATGATTGTTGAATCAGCTCAAATGCTATCAACTGTTCATCGTATGCTTGATGGTACTATGGAACGTAGACCATCTAAATCAGGTGCAATGCTTCAGTATTGGAAACTTCATGATGACCGTGAAGATATAGTATACAAAGCATGCCATTTCAATCATCCATCAACAATATGGACAAGAGAATCTAAAGCTAATTATGATTGGCATTACAAACACTTTATAGGATTATGCGATGAATATACATATAGGTATGGTAAAGTTCATTCAACAGATACAAAACTAAGAAAACATCTAGTGCATTCACCAAATAATATTCCAATGAAAGGAATGACTCCATTCAAACTTGCAATGGGTTCTAATCCTGAATGTATGTTTGAAGATGCAGTTAAATCTTATCGTGCATTCTATCATACTAAACAAGCAAAGTTTAATATGGCATGGACAAAACGTCCACAGCCAAAATGGTTCAATGCTGTATAAATTTCACGATTATAAATTTGAAAAAATCGCTAATAAGTATTACGATATAATTCGTGGTGCTATGAATAATTTAGGTCATATCGAAGCTGTTGATGATAGTGCAGCAGATTATAATTTTTATAATCATACCACAACTAATACTAAAAATACCTTTATTGTTAAACCTACAGCGCCCACGAGTCGTCACTTTGCAATAGATACCATAGGATATGCGAATTCAAGTGCACTCTCGTACACAAGGCCAGATATAAATGACGACATAGAACAGATGGATTGGGAAAGTATATTGCAATTAAAAAATACTAAGCCAAACAAATGGGACGATTCAGTATTACTTAAATGGAGAGATGCTAAAGATATAAAAGACGACCATATATTAATTATAGGTCAAATGCCAGATGATGAAACAGTAAATGGATTTGGCTTTGGTGACCATATTAAAAGAATGGATATGATTATAAATAAATTAAAGAATGAAAACCTAGTTATTAAATTACATCCAAGATATAAAAATAAAACACTTGTAAAAAAATGGAAAGATGCTGGTCATCATGTTATAACAGGATTTAATTGTATACATAGTATATTACCAAAAACAAGAGTAGCAATTGTAGATAACTCAACAGCCGGTATAGAATGTCTTATGCATGAAGTACCAATTATATCTCATGGTTGGCCTGAATATCATTGGGCTACTCAAAAATTACAAACATTGCCACAACTAGAAAACTTGGTAAATGATTTGTCATGGTATAGACCAGTATATGCAAAACAATTTATTGAATGGTATATAAATCATTACTTATGTCATGATGAACCTACAACACAAAGAAGATTAAAGGAGATATTAAATGCCAACATATGATTTTGAAAATAAAGAAACTGGTGAAGTTGAAGAACGCATCTTAAAGATATCAGAGTATGATGATTTCTTAAAAGACAATCCTCAACTAAAACGAGTATATTTAACAGCACCTCATATAGACCATGACGGTGGTCAATCAGTACTTTCAAGAGCAGGTAGTGGATGGAAAGAAGTACAAGATAGAATTAAATCCGGCATGCCACCAAAAGATAGGAGTAATATCAAAACAAAATGAAGTTTAAACATGAAGCAGTTGACCTAGGTTATAATGACCTTGAAGCAGTTACGGGAGATAAAGGGAGATTTTATACAGACCCAGAAGGAAATAAGTACGCATCAGTTACGACAGTATTATCAATACTTTCAGAAGAAGCGATACAAGCCTGGCGCGCGCGTGTAGGCGAAGAAGAAGCAAATAGAGTATCACGTATTGCAAGTAGTCGTGGAACAACAGTACATAACATCATAGAAAAATACGTAGCAAATGACCCTGACTATCTTAAAGGAGAAATGCCTCATAATGTACAAACATTTAAAGATATACAACCCGTCTTAGACGAAAGTGTTACAAAGGTTTATCAACAAGAAGCTCCTCTTTATTCTAAACACTTAGGTTTAGCTGGAAGAGTAGATTTAGTTGGTCAATGGAAAGGTGTTGATTCAATCATTGATTGGAAAACATCGCGTAAGTTAAAAAAGAAAGAATGGATTAGTTCATACTTTATGCAATGCTCAGCTTATGCAATTATGTGGGAAGAAAGAACTGGTGTACCAATAAAACAATTAGTTGTTTGTATTGCCGGGGATGAAGGACCACAAGTCTTTATAGAAGATAGAGACAGATGGACAAAAAAGTTATTGGAAACAATAGCTGAATATAAACGTAGAAAATTATTTGGGAGATAAAATGAATTATCTATTAGAAGCTTTAATTAAAAAACTAGAAGGCGAGATTGTAGTAGCACATGCTAATATATTAGTCTATCAACGAAATCCAGTAGGTATCGGTGAACATATCGATATTGTAGAAACTATTGAAAAAGAAGTTGAAAAGATAGCTGATGCACATGATAAAATTGAGGCAATAAAGACTTACTGCAAGTAAAAAACTTATAAATAGATATTTACATTTAATAAAAAGTGTGGTATAATATATCTATGAAAAAGTTTAACGAATTTTTAGCAGAAAAAGCAGGTAAAGGATTAACTATATTTGATATAGATGATACTTTGTTTATCTCAAAAGCTCGTGTAATAGTAGTGAATACAAATACTGGAAAAACAAAAGCTTTGACTCCTATGGAGTTTAATAGTTATAAGCTAAGAAAGCATGAAGAGTATGATTATGGTGAGTTTAAATCAGCAAAGCTATTTTATCAAACTGCTACTCCTATAGGTCGAATGGTAGATAAAGCAAAAGCAATTATACGTAATGCTACTGCTAAAGGTTCAAAAGTTATTATTGTCACAGCAAGAGCTAACATGGATGATAAAAAGCTTTTTGTAAAGACATTTGAATCTCATGGTATACCAATGAAAGATGTATATATAGAAAGAGCTGGTAACATGAGCGGCTCAAGTGCTGAAAATAAAAAAGTTATATTTAGAAAGTATTTAAAAACAGGAGAGTATGCTAGAATAAGACTCTTTGATGACCACAAAGAAAATTTAAAAGCTTTACTTGATTTGAAAAGAGAGTTTCCTTCAGTAGATATGTTTGCGTATCTTGCTAACTTAAAGGGAAGCGTTAAAAGAATAAAATAGGAGAATATTATGCCAATAAAATTAGGAAAATCACACACAACAATAGATAGAGTTACGAAAAAAGCTACAACAGTACACCCGTATATAAAGGGGTTTGCAAAAGCAGAACTTATAGAAAAATATAACCAAGCTAATACTCGTCCAAAAGACAAACAAAAGATTAAAAACGAGTTAGTGAGAAGAGGTGGAGTTGTATTTAACTAATGAGTAATCTCGATAGAATTAAAGAAGTTCTTAATTTAGAAACTTACTATAAGAAACAGAAAACTTTATTTCGTAAGAGAATAATTAGTAGTGTAATAGCGATTTTATTAATTGGTGCAGTAATATATATGTGGTATAATGGATACGTCTAAACAATGGCATGGAGGAAAGGGTTCTAAGAGAAGGAACTCAAACGAAGACGCGTACGCTGATGGATGGGAGCTTGCCTTTGGTAAAAAGAAACCAGAAATAAAAGCACGTAAAGAACAACCATCTCATTCTATTACACAAATTCATAAAGATAAGTCAAAAGTTATACCTAGGAAGTATAAATATAATAACGAGGAAGAAATATGAGCATAGATATAGACCAGTTCGATTTTGGATTTACTGCTGTAGACGAAGATGAACTAGAAGTAGTACAAAAGCAAACTCAAAAATTAGAATCAACAGCTGGTAAAGCTGAAGAGTCAGAAGAAAAATTAAATAGTTTATATAATGCAATCTTACCTTTACTCTCAAATTTAAAAGCAAATCCGGAAAAGGATTATATCTA